AACACATTAGGGGCTAATTACATACAAGCCACAATCACAAATACACAGGGGTTGTTTATAGCAAACAGAACAACATCTACTGCCGTTAATTTATGGCGTAATTCAAGCAAGGTGGCTACTGATAGCAAAACAAGTTCGGCAAGACCCGCTGTTAAATTATTTATTGGTGCAAGAAACAATACTGGTGCAGCATCTAATTTTGATAATAAACAACTTGGTTTTGCTTCCATTGGTGACGGCCTAACCGACACCGAAGCAGCTAATCTTTACACCGCAGTACAAGCATACCAAACTACTTTATCTCGCAACGTATGACCTTAAAAGATTTAACCCCAGAACAATACAGCACCTATGTTGGGCTGTTGACTGAAACTGACAAAGATTTACTCATTGGTCAATGGTACATGGATGACAGCTACTTCAACCCCATTCAAGACAATGACGATAGGTGGGTGATTTCCATTGAAGAAATCAGTCAATGCGTTAACCCTGATTTTTCTTGGGTGCAAAACCTGCCGCTTATTCCATACGTTCCTAAACCTGCACCGCCCTTTCCCTGATGAAAAACGAAACTGAAACAATCGTAGGTAGTTGGCTTTTATGGTTGGCCGGTGCTGCTGCAAAGTTGCTGCCCATTATTCAATTCCTATCTTTCACAGCTGCCCTTGTTTTATCATGCATAGGCATTTACAAGTTTTTCAAGTATGGCAAAAAGTAAGGAGATAGTAAAATGGCAACCGAAATCAAAGCGGAAACTGGGCAGACACACGAAGTCAGCCAACAAACACAAGTCAGCAAAACCATACCGAGGACAAGGAAGATGAAACTTAAAAACTACTTCCAACCAACTCCAAAGCGTTTCCGTGTTTTGGGTGACAGCATTGCCGCTGCATCTTTGTTCGTTGCCGGATTAAACCTTGACCATCCAAAGTTGATGCTGATTTCAGGTGTGTGCGGTGCAGTCGGCAAGTTCGTGACCAATTTCTTTGCGGAGGATGAAAAGAAGTGATTGGCTTTTTGTGCTTTGTACTGTACTTGGTATTGTGCTTGTCTTTGGGCATTGCCCGACACAACAAAAACCACAGGCAGACACAGGACTAATTGACTCGCTGAAAGCCGAAATTGACAGCATCAAAAATGAGTATGCTTTGCTGTTGGTTAACCGACCTGAAAAGGTAAAACGCATCCGTGAAATTAGGACAAAATATGTCCACGATACACTGACCATTACCCAGCTTCAAAAAGACACGGTTAAACTTGCCGCCCTGATTGATGAAAATCAACTTTGCTGGGAGATTATCTCCGATGATAGCGTGGTAATTTACAGCCAAGAACAAGTGATAAAATTACAGGATAGTGCGATTACGCATTTACAGCGCATTACAGCCACTCAAAAAGAACAAATGGAACAATGTGCCACAGATAACAATAAAATGCGTAGGAAACGAAATGCGTGGCGAAATATCGCAATCTTATCATCATTATTATTCATAGCCAAATGAAAGCACTGCAAGAACTACTGAACAAAAACGGGGCAAATTTAAAAGCGGATGGGGTTATCGGCCCGAAATCCACCGAAGCATTGGCCAACTACATAGCCAACGAGCTGAAAAAACGCAAATGGTTGCCGCAATATCACGGCATTGTATGGCTGCGCACTGATGATAAGCTGACAAATAAGTTCGATGACTTCTGCGTGGTGTATAAATACGGCCAAATTGTGTATGTTTGCCCTGCTTCTACCACAGCTGGTGACTTCTATGTGTACAATCCTCTCACCGTTGGTGGGATAAATGGTACTGCGGTAGCCGCTGAACAGCAGATTGTCGGTTCACACCGCTTTGTAACGGGTGCAAAATGGTCAAATTTGTGGCTTGGTGCGCCTTATTTTCAGCAGATTTTGCCCATTACCATCTACCGGGATGGTACAAAAGACAGGCAAATTGACCAAAAGGTGACGCAGTTCGGGTTGTTTGGCATCAACTTCCACCGTGCCGGGCTTGGTGACTGGGTGAATAAGTGGTCAGCAGGGTGTCAGGTTGTACCGGATAAGCATTGGTTTGAGATTGTGAAGCGATTTAATCAGGGGCAGACCATTGACTTTACCCTATTTTGCACATTCGGATAAGCAAAATTTGCGAAAATTGCTTATTCCATTGAGCAAAATTACTCAATGCTTTGCGTAAAAACTATCGGTGGACATCCACCAAGTTAATCAAATGCTCTATTGAAAACTTGACAATATATGTCAACTCACCGCACACGATAATGGTCAACGGCTTTTTTGGTGTGCTGCGATTGTCAGGCATCATGCAATCAATTTTGTACAAACATACCGGAAATGTCGGCTCTTGGTACAAATCAACTTCGGAAGGTGCAATCCCCATTTCATAAAGGGCATCTTCCATTTCATCTCCTGCGATTACTTCCAAACATAACGGAGTGTGAAACATTAGTATACTCTCCCTTCTATAATGCGGTAATTTTCTACGTGGAAATTTCGATTTGGCAGCACGGTCACGATAGCACCCCCATGATTTTGTTTGATGTAGCCGTAGGGGTTGTATTCGGGTGTAAGTGTACAATGACATCCAGTTGAGAAACAAACAATCTCATCGCCTTTCAGGTTGTTTTCGTGGTGGCTGGATGTTTGGTGGTGGTGTCCGATAAGCAGCGAACTTTTCGCCCTCATAAATGCACCCCTTGCCGGGTTAACGGGAGCCATGATTGACTTTTGAAATTCGTGACCATGCAGGATGTCCAACTTCCCTGCCTTTATTCTTTCCCGAAACACCACTTTGATGTCGTACTTTTTCAAGTGCAGTTGTTCTTCAAGGGTGATACCATCCAAATCTTCAATGGCACGGGCATTGCTTAACAAATAGTGGCGCATCCTTTCTTCGTGGTTACCGAACTTGTACCAAATCGGAATGGTTGGAAATTCCTCACGTAGCAACTGGAAGAAACTGCGTGTCATTATCAATTCCTCACGGATGCTTGGCCGTTTGGTTTCCTGCAAAAATCTGCTCACCATGTACATATCAATAATGTCACCATTCAGCACAATCCCGGTAATGCCTTTTTCTTTTCCATATTCAAGTGATGCTTGGATTGCAAGTGGGTCATGCTCCGGAAAGTGAATGTCGGACATGACAAGGTACTTTCCTGATGGCAGCACCACATCCTTTCGGACTGGCAATTTGGTGTAAAGGCCAAACTTTTTCAGGCCTTCTTCGATGGTAGATTTACCGGGCATATTTTCGCTGTGTTTTTTTGCGTACGAATTACTACCCATTGAACCTGTGGCTGCTCTTATTTGCTTTCGTACCGCATCCACGTTCGGCCATACTCCGGGGTTTTGTTCGTAAATTAACTTGGCGAGTGTTTGTTTTGGGAGCATCAGCTGCCCATCCATCATGTGTTGCTGCATGATAGATTTGACGATTTCAATTTTAGTCATCTATCTATAAAAGTAGTTAGCCCCTGCGATTGCTAACATACACCAAAAAGTCGATGAATGCTAACAAGGCAGGGGCAATATACAACATTAAACCAAATACCATCTAATTTGTCAGGGCTGTGCCGTTTAATTCATCCTGCCACACCCTTATTTTGAACCACTCATCTACGCTGGGGATGTCATCAGGCATTTGGGTGTAATCGTAGGGATGTGCTTCTGTGGCTTCATCCTCGCATGGTGGCAGCCATTGTTCTATTGACTTGGGGGTTTCTCTTTTATTCAGCATGACCAATCTCCTTTAATGCAATGGTGTCACTTCCTGCCACATACACAGCAGGTTGAATTATATCCCCATCATCGGTAACCGGCAACACCCCTTTTTCTTCGGACTTGTATGCCCACTTTGCCATATCTTCAACGCTTGCAAGTTGGTTTTTTGCAACAACCCATTCATCCAAATGGTCAAACTTCCACCGACCTGCACCAGAACGACACTGGATTTCAAAGCCCATGTGCTGAAATGTCTTGCCATACATCTGTGCTTCGTTTATGGCCTGTGATTGTATCTGCTCCTTTGCCGCTTTGATTTGCTTTTCAATGCGGGTGAGGTGGCAGAACGCATCCAAAGCGGATGCGTTGCCTTCCTCAACTTCAAATAATAAATTCACGATGTCCATCATGGCTTCAATATTATTACTTCCTTGAAGTTACCGAGATTAACCCACTCCACCAGCTTGGTCAGTTTGTCTTGCGCCCAGTCAGGGATGTACTTGTCGCTGCACTCAATGAATACCTTGGGGTAATCGTACAGGCATCGGCCCAAACCGAACTGAACGGCAGCCCTTTTCATTGCATCCGATATTCCACCCTTTTCAGGTTCGATATTTGTCTTGGATGCACCATCTTCCCGGTAGATTGTTTGACCATCTACGTTCACAGTAAGGCGGCAAATAAAGCCATTGCCTATCTCCCTGAACTCCGATGTCCAATTTGTCGGCCCGAAAGCAGCGTCAAAGCGTTGCATTACGCATCTGTTGTTAATGTACGGCACGACAATCATTTTGCCTGTGCTGGTGACTGATTGCACCCGCCATTCAATCTCGTTTGGCTGAATAGGTGCGGTTAGTGTTTCATTCATTGTCCTTGGAATATTAAAGTGTTTGTCTTGATTTTGCCTTGTTATTTTAAATTGTCCGTGTGGATTGTACCAAAAATCCTGATTAAGGTTGGCAGAATTTCAGCAGGGATGCTGACGCATTTGCGGCCTTCGGCTGTCGGGCTGAACTCCTGAAATAAATAAACGGTGTCGCTGTCATCTTCCCAGTCAATGCGGTAAATAACATCATCGTGTTCGAATTTGGCAGAGTAGCTGCCTGTGTGTGTGACTTTTATTTGTGTTTCCATGATGCAAATATAGTATAGATTTTTATATTTTCAAACTTTCTGCAATTTTTTTTATCAGGTCATCCGAAATCGGTTCAGCGTTAAATCCTTTCTTCCGATATTTTTTCAGGGTTTTTTCAAGTTCGTCATCAGGCACTGGCTCAAAGGACATCATTTGGTCTTTCCAATACACAACCGTTTTATATCCCCTTGTTTCAGTTGACATTCACAATCTCAAAGGCCGTGTCAATTACCTGTTGCTCTTTTTTGCTCTTGTATTTGCTGGGATTGTTCAGGGCCTTAATCACGGTGGCATAACTTGCCACACCTTTACAGGCATCAACAACCTGCATCTTCATCCCTTTACGTGCGTGGATTAAAAAGTGTATACGTTTTTCTTCGTGTGTCATTTCGTTGCGATTTTTAATAAAATTAGATATCCGATAAGGTCATTGAGTGTGTCTTCATCAGGTGCTTCCATCCCGGTTGTTTTGATGCGGCTCAACTTGTCATCAATGCGGACAAGCAACTGCTCTGTTGTGGATGCCTTGCTGAAAACCCGCACCGGTTCTAGTGCGGAGTTTCCATACTTAGCATTTTTTGCGATAAGCATGTTGCAAATGTCATCGCAAGTTTCAATTATTTGCATTCTCATCAGAAGGGCAGGTCATTTTGTTCATTTTCCATTTGGGCAGCATAGTCATTTTTGAAGTTTTCCATGATGCCGCCCTTGTCAGCTTTGAAAAGATTTTCTTTGCTTACATTTTTGTTAGTTACATTATTGTAACTTTTCGCACCCCCCACATAGGTTGCAGGTTTCTTGGCTTCCCGTTCTTCTTTGGTTTGCGACAGGGCAATGTAATGGGTTTCTCCGAACTTTCCTTCGGCTTTGCGTTCAGCACATACGAGCTTGATGTACTTCTTTCCGTTCTTGGCGGTGGTGATTGCCTCACTGGGCAGGTCACTTAAACATATATCGAGTATTAACATGGTGCAAATATAGTTATTTAAATCTGTTCTGCAAAGTTTTGATAAGCATTTTTCACCGCTTCCACCTTCCGGGCAAATGATTTATCAAAAGTCATCAGGTTGTCCACCGTTTCAACGCTGTGTATCATTGTGCTATGGTCACGGCCACCGCATATTTGCCCGATTTTCTGCAACGATAACGAAGTTTTATGCCGCAAAATCCAAATGAATATCTGCCGCAATTCCAACACCTCACGTTTACGGGCTTTCACCTTGATAAATTCGGGCTGATAGTACGGAAATACCGACCTGATTGCAAGGTGTGTGGCCTTGATATGCTCATCATCCTTGTCAATGTCCTGTACTTTCAGCACGGTTTCCAATTCCCTAATGCGGATTTGCTGGTGCCTGATTACTTCTTTCATGCGGTCAATTTCACTTTGACGAAATGTTGTCCGGCTGTTGTGCTGTGGTGCTTTGATTGTTATTCTCATGGTGCAAATATAGTTTAATTATTTATATTTAGAAAATATATTCAACGGTTTTACCCATAAAATTGCATTGCAGCGTTCCTGTCATCCCGTTACGGCACTTGCTGATAATCAATTCAGCATCTTCAAGTTCGGGTGGGTTGCCGCCATTCTTCTGTGCTTCATAATAATCAGGTCGGTAAGGGAATAACACCGTGTCCGCATCCTGTTCTATCGCACCAGACTCCCGTAGGTTCGCTAATTTTGGGCGGCTGTTGCCTTCTTCTGTTCCCCTATTAAGTTGGGATAATGGCATTACGGTACATCCGCATTCTTTGGCAATCAGTTTGCATTGCCGGGATATGTTTGCAATTTCCTGCTCCCTGTTTTTACCGCCTGTGGATTTGACCAACTGCATATAATCAATTATTACCAGCGTGGGTTTTACCTTCATCGTCTTAATTCGGGTTTTTATTTGAGCAATGTCCAGCATGGTGCTGTCTTCGATTTCAAATTTGTAGTCAATGAGCAGTAATTCACGGGCAATGTTTTCCAATTCAAATTCATTCACATCAGCGTTGCGGACTTTCAGGTTGTCCACCCGGCCCAAAGATGAAAGTATGCGGTCAGCAAGTTGTTCTTTGCTCATCTCCATGCTAAACATTATAACCCTGCCACCCAGCTTTGCATGAGCAATACCGATGCTGACTGCGAATGCTGTCTTACCCATTCCGGGCCGACCTGCAACCACCACATTTTCACCGGGAACAAACCCCCCGATGTACTTATCTAATTTTGTAAACCCAGTTGGCAGTCCAATGGTTTTGATTTCGGACTTGCTTCGCTTTTCCAAATTATCAAAGCGGTCACCGAGTAGATTAATCAGGTCAACAGCTTGTCCGTTTTCGTTCAGTTGTATTTCATCAATAGTTTTTTGAACTTCCGACATGGACTGCATTATTTCACTTCCGTTGGTCAGGTCATTGACAATTTTTGTCAAGTCAATAGTCAGGGTTTTGCGTATGTATTCCTGATGCAACATTGAAACCAACCGAGTAATGCTTTCACCTGTGTAGTAGTTGTTCAGCCCTGCGATGTCCATTGCCATGTCACGGTGCTTCATTACCACAGCCACGTTGTCAATATGCTCATTGTTAAGGTACATTGCCTGAATGGTCAAACATAGGGTGCGGTATTTTGGTACGGTAAACCATTCGCTGCGTACTGTTGCGGTTAAATCCAGCTGCTTACCTTGCAACCACGTTCCGAGAATTTGTTGTTCTATCATTGTAAAAAGTTTTCTTTTGGTGTTCGGTAAACTTCTGCTGTAATTTTCTTGCTGTCAGAGAATAGCCAATTTTTTGCGGTAAGGTATAGTGACCTTTTGTTTGCAATGCCTTTCCAGTTTTCTGCCCTGTCAAGAATGTCATCTATTTGTTCAATGGTATAGCCATCAGCAATTAGCTTGTCAACTTCTGCCCGTGTGATTTGTAAATGAAGAATTTGCCTATATATCTCTACATTCTTTTCATTCTTATAATTCTTATCATTCTTGTTTGTTGTCAGTTGTTTGTCAGTTGATTGTCGTTTGATTGTCGTTTGAGTGACGTTTTGTTTGTCACTTTCTTCATCAGCAATTTGGTAACATTCATATTTACAGACACTTACAAGGGTAAATTTGTTTGTCGTTTTTACTTCAATTTCACCTGTGTTTTCAAACTTTTTTAGCAATGTTCTAACAGAACGCTGTGAAATGCCCGTGGCTATTGACAAGTGGCCTATTGAAGTAATGAGCTGACCACGTTTAACATCGTGACCTTGCCACATTTTGTCAGCGTGGTTTGCCTTCAAAATTATGTATAGAAATAAATGCACGGCTTCCGAGTTGCCGAACCATTGCCATTCTATAAACTTCCTGTGTATCTTAATCCATCCGTTACTCATCTTCAAGTTTTTTAATTCTTGTTTCACATTCTGCCAAAAAATCAATGGCAGCAGATTTTTCAAGTTCAATGACAAAGCTTTGGTTCTTATTTTTATCATAAAATATCAAAGCAAAAAACTTGTTGTCACCTGAACGTGCTGGTGTGAGTTCTTTCAATGGGTCTGTTTTGTCAATAAATACGGTTCTTTTAGGCATGGTTATTTTCTTTAAGGGTTAATTTTTTACACTGGTTGTAATAGATGATTTGCAGGTCAAGTTTCATCCAAAGGTACTCACATTGTAATAACGTAAGCACCTTGTTTTCTCGCCTGTAATTTTCATACTCTTTGCGCAGTTCAAGTTCTGCGATTTGCTCGTCACAATATGCGACTGGTAGTGGTGTTGGTTTGTAAATATTCATAAAAAAAACACCCACACTTTCGATAGTTGAACCCGGTCTGGACACTAACCGACTATCTACTTGCGTGGGTGTTAATTGTATTCGTTTCATTTGTCCAATCTTCTCGGCAGGGGGTTCAGTCCTGTTATTCCGATATGCAATTATATAACAAAGATTTTAGATTTCCAAATTTATTTTTATTCGTTGCAGTATTCCTGACGTTCGTGATAATCAATGTCGCTTTGTTCGTCACGTTCCCATTCAATAGTTTGGGTGATGTACCATTGCCATCCCTTTTCCCATTGTTTGAAGTCATCGGAGTTCAGTTCAAAAGGGTTTTCGCCTTCGGTTTCGTAGTAATTAAACTGCTGACTGGCTATCCAGCCCATTTCAAAAGGTGTTTTTGTGTTTTCCATGCTGCAAATCTAATATACTTTTCTATACTTGCAATACTTTTTGTTAAATTATTTGTGTTAAAGTTATCCACAATTTAATAAAATAGACCTTTTACGAATAAACTTTGTGCCGTGAAGAAGCATACCAAGGTATATCTTGACCATTTCGGCTATGACAAGACCGATTTCATCCCTTGTGAGGTATGTGGCGCACAAGCGGTGGACATTCACCACATCGAAGCCCGGGGTATGGGTGGAAGCAAACACGCTGATGTGATTGAAAACTTGATGGCCCTATGCAGAAAAGACCATGCCCGGTATGGGGATAACAAGTCATTCAAAGATTGGCTCAAAAAAGTTCACGCACTTAAACTTGAACAGGCGCACCGAGATACTGATTGAACTTGCCAATTCCAAATGGCTTCCTGACTTCTGCAATAAAATTGGAAGCCATGTCGCTGCCGACCTACAACAACACTTGCTTCTAATATGCTGTGAAATGGATGCTGACCGCCTGATACAACTGCACCAAAGCAATGGACTTGTATACTATTTAGTAAGGGTGGGTTGCAATGCGGTCAACGGCAATCGTTACACAAAGTTTTACCGTGACTTCCTGCGCACCACAGAAACCTTGCCCGAAAATTATGATGAGGAAGCCGAAGATTATGACGAAACCCACATCCGCAGAAAACAGGAAGCGGTGGAGTCTGTCAATTTCAAAGAGGTGGCTAATCATTTTAACCGGAGTGAGTGGTATGTGGTAAAGTTATGGCAGTTGTGGGAAGACAAACAGAGCATGGCAATGATTGCCCGGGACACCAAAATCAACTACCGGGAGATTAGCCAAATCATAAACGCAATCAAAACACAAATCAAAGAAAAATATAATGAATACGATGACTGACATTTTGGGAGTGGCCGCATTGTGCGTTCTGCTTTCCCGTTACTTCTTTCCCCCGATGATTTCATTTGTCTATGCGCTGGACAGCCGTTACCGCAAAACAATCAAACCTTTTGAATGCGGGTTCTGCCTATCGTGGTGGGTGGGACTTACTTGGTTTGCCGTTGAATTCGGATTGTACGGAGTGATTTATGGTGCATTATGTGCTATATTTGGGGCTTTAATTGACCGATACCTATGACACTAATTGAAATCACATTGACTGGCATCGCTATGGGGGTTGTTTTACCCTGTGTTTGTTACTTCATAATGACAAGAATATGACACCTGAACAACGCAGTCTTTGCCTTGACTTGAAGTCGCATATTGAGAGGATAAACAAGACCGGCACATACTCACTTGAAGCTGGGTACTATGCCAAATTAAACGAGGTACACAGGCAGTTGTACGGCCAACCGTTCCCAGCGTGTCGCAGTTGTATGTTTGATGCACTAAAAAAACTATATAGGGAAGCACTCAATGGTTAGTATTATTCATGGCGGCAACGCAGGGGATTTGATTTACTCACTACCGGCAATGAGAGCAGCATCCCGGTTGCACGATAGCAAGGTTCACTTATATTTACAGGTGGATGTACCAGCGCAATACAATTTCAATCACCCGATGGGCAAGGTGCAGATGAATAATCAAATGGCTGAAATGCTTTTGCCACTTTTGATGTCTACGGACTTTATAGGCAAATGCACAATCACAGATGAAGCCGCAAAATGCGACTACAATTTTAACCTATTCAGGAAGTTTCACAATTACACGGGGCATATTTCCCAGTGGTATTTTCATATCTACCCAGAACTGACTTGCAATTTAGCCGAGCCGATACACTTTGATGTATGGCAATTAGGCAATCACCAAATCATTTTGAACAGGACAGCCCGGTATCACAACCCGACATTTGATTATTCCATCCTGCGCAGGTATCAGGATAAGATAAAATTTGTAGGGCTGCCCGATGAATACCGCATAATTTCGGCCAAGCTGCCCGACATTTCTCACATCGAAGTAAAAGACTTTGCGGAGCTGTGCGGCATCATAAAGGGCTGTGAGTTATTTGTCGGCAATCAGTCAATGGCCTATGCCATAGCCGAGGTAATGAAACATCCACGTGTTGTTGAAATCTGCCCGACTGCGCATAACGTCATCCCGACAGGTGACAATGGCTATGGTGCATGGACAATAATGAATTTGACACAGATATTGAAATCAAAATATGAATAACATGAATTTACTAATTGCCGTAGTATTGACACTTTCTGGCTTAATGGTATTATGGCTGCTGATTAAAGACATTTTAATATATTTTACAAAAGGAATATGAGCAAAACTAAATCACCCATCACGGGTAAGGTAGCCAAAAAAGCATTCGTCAAAGGTGGGGTGCAATACTACACCGATGACTTGTTAAACATCTTCTGCAAAAAACTTGACCAATCAGGCATGGTGGGCGGTGGCAAAGAAGATGAACGCAATGCCGATGAGTTAAACCAAACCCGGTTAGAACGCATCCGCAAAATATCAGGCAAGGATAACCCAACCATTTTAGATTATGGGTGTGGCACTGGTTTGATGGTTACATTCATGCATGATGCTGGACTTGACTGTGATGGTTATGACCCTTATAACGGATATTATGCCGATGTTTTATCCCTTAAAAAGGACTATGATGTCATCGTGCTGACAGAGGTAATCGAACACTTGACAGCACCATTTGCCGAGTTGGCCGAAATAAAAGAGTTTTGTCACAAGGGTAGTAAGGTAATCATTGAAACTTCCTTTGCCGATTGGCTTACCGAAAATGACGAATACATTGAACCAAAGGTGGGGCATTGCACAATTTTCAGCCATGCCGGGCTTGACTATTTGATGGCGCAGTTCGACTTCAAACCTGACAATCACATTAACAGAAACGTAAGAATATATGCAGTGGGTTAAATTAACACAGGTTCGGCCAAACCCGAACAACCCCCGTGTCATTCGGGATGAGAAGTTTGCCAAGTTAAAGCAGTCAATTATTGACTTTCCTGAAATGTTGGAAAAGCGGCCATTGGTTTGCTATACCGAGGGAGAACATTACATAGTGCTGGGTGGCAATATGCGACTGAAAGCATTATCGGACATCGGAGCAAAGGAGATACCGATTATTTTGGCAGACGAATGGACAGAGGAACAACGGGCGCAGTTCCTGATTAAGGACAACGTGGGCTTCGGTGAGTGGGATTGGAACACACTTGCAAACGAATGGGATGCGGATAAGCTGACTGAGTGGGGTTTGGATTTGCCACCAATGGATGCAATCGAATTGGAAGCAGAAGAAGATAACTACGAGATGCCCGATGAATTGCAGACCGATATTGTGCTGGGTGATTTATTTGAAATTGGTGAGCATAGGTTGCTTTGTGGGGATAGTACGGATAGCGACCAAGTGGCAAAGTTGATGAATGGACAGAAAGCTGATATGGCACACAACGACCCTCCTTATGGAATGAAAAAAGAAAAAGATGGGGTATTAAATGACAATCTCAACTATGATGATTTGTTAGATTTTAACAGGGAATGGATTGCTTTACAATTTATGCACCTGAAAGAAAACGGGAGCTGGTATTGTTGGGGTATTGACGAACCGCTTATGGATATTTATAGCGGTATTTTGAAACCATATATTAAAGAACAGAAGGCAACATTTAGGAACTTGATAACATGGAATAAAGGTGGATTTGGAAGTGGTGGGGGTACGGGAGTAGGTCAAGCAATACAAAGAAGTTTTTTCCCAGGTGATGAAAAGTGTTTATTTGTTATGTTAGGGGTTCAAGGATTTAATAATAATTCAGATAATTATTTTGAAGGATTTGAACCAATAAGAAATTGGTTAATTAAAGAAAAAGAAAAAAGCGGATTAACAAATGAACAATTAACAAAATTAACCGCAACAACCCATACTCATTATTGGAGTAAAAGCCAATGGGCATTCCCTACAAAAGAACATTACAACACAATAAAAGATGCTTCAAATGGAAAAGCATTTGTGAAAGAATATGAGGAAATTAAAAAAGAATATGAGGAAATTAAAAAAGAATATGAGGAAATTAAAAAAGAATGGTATTCAACACGGGCATACTTTGACAATACACACGATATGATGACAAATGTTTGGGAATTTGCAAGGCATAGGAGAGATGGAACGGAAGGTAAACATTCAACACCTAAACCAATACCATTATGTGAAAGAGCAATTAAATCAAGTTGCCCAGATGATGGATTAGTTTTAGATATGTTTCTTGGTAGTGGTTCAACTATGGTAGCATCACACCAACTTAAACGCAAGTGCTACGGAATGGAACTTGACCCGAAATACTGCCAAGTAATTATCGACCGAATGATTAAACTTGACCCGACACTTGAAATCAAACGTAACGGGCAAACTTACAACCGACAAACAACCGATGGCCAATAAATTAGACAACCTGAAAAAGGGTGATGGTTTTGATGCTCACCCTGATAGAATTAACAGGAACGGCAGACCAAAAAAGTACGTCACCCTTTTGAAAGAGCAGGGCTACAAACTTGCCGAAATAAACGACACCATTCAGGCAATGTTGTCAATGGACTTGGATGAACTCAAAGAGGTATGGCATAACCCCAAAGCAACGGTGCTGGAAAAGACGATTGCTAATGCCATGCGGAAGTCACTTGAAAAGGGCAGCTTGTATTCGATTGAAACACTACTCAGCAGGGTGTACGGCAAACCAAAAGAAACGGCCGATGTAAACCAGACGGTATCAGGCGAAATCAAAATAACTTTAAATCTCGATGGGCAATAAACAGACAGCAGTTGAATGGCTACTTGAAAACCTGAAAAATAGTTTATCTATTGAACAGGCAACTGCAATAATAAACAAAGCCAAAGAAATGGAACGGCAACAGATTATGGATGCAGTAAATGCCACCATGATTGACGATGACCTGAACGCATACGAATACTTCACAGAAACATACGAATGAAATATACAGCACAAAGAAGGCGGCTGAAACGCACGAAAGAAAGGCGCACAATAAAATTACAGGTTGCCTGTCTAAAAATCAAGTCACCCGAAATCAGGCGGCTATTTGCAGAAATAAAGGAGATGATGAAATGAAAGTATTAGCACTTTGGGAAGGCATGGGTGGAGTTGAATACCACCGCCTGTACACACCACTGAAACGATTGCAGATTGATTACCCTGATGACATCACCGTCAGCATATCCCAAAACTTTGAACGCAATGGAATACCGCATTTATCTAACTACGACCTTGTCATCTTTAACAGGTGGCTGGGAGAGAACCACTACGAGATACTCCACTACTTGGCAAAGAACAATATCAAATACATCGTGGACATTGATGACTATTGGGTATTGCCAAAACACCACCCGACATATAAGTACTTTCGGGAGCATAAACTGAAACAGCAGATAATCGATGGCATCAGGTATGCCGATGGTGTGACCACGACCACAGATTATTTGGCCCAAAAGATAGCCAAGTACAATCACAATGTGCAGGTGCTACCGAATGCCCTTGACCTAACAGATGACCAGTGGCTTTCAACACCGCAGGAAAGGGAATACTTCACATTCGGCTGGGTGGGTGGACTTACGCACAGCAATGACATCATGATACTATCGGAAGCAATCGAACGCATCTGCAATGAGCATGACAATGTCCGCTTTGTTTTGTGTGGGTGGATGGCGAATAATTACATTTGGGATAGCATCCTGTATAAGTTCAACGGCAACAACCCGGTACTTCGGCCCCAAGTATTGGTCAGCCATGCACAGCAGCCAAACGAGTACGGCAATTTCTACCGCCTGTTTGATTGCGCCTTGGCCCCATTGGAACAGAACGAATGGAACAGCTGCAAATCCGAACTGAAAATAATCGAAGCGGCTGCGTATGGGTTGCCCGTTATTGCATCGGGAGTTGAACCCTACCTGCAACACCTGAATAATGCCGGGGTGAAGTTCTGCCTGAACACACCAGATGAGTGGTATAAAGCCATGAAACAGGCAATGGAAAGCCAACCGATTGCAACCTATTCACGAGGGGAAGCCAATCAGGTTTACTGCAATCAACACCACAACCTTGAAGCCATAAACAAAGACCGATTGGAATTTTATCAATGCACATTAGCTACACCCGGCCATTCGTAACGGATTACCAACGGGCTATACTTGACAGCCCTGATAGGTACACCGTCACCGCTGCTGCCACGAAAGTTGGTAAGACAGCAAGTCACATCATTTGGCTGTTTGAACAGGCGTTGAAGCTAAAAGAAAATCAATCCGTCTGGTGGGTTGCACCCGTGTATCAACAGGCAGAGATTGCATTCAGGCGAATGCGTAACCAAGTGACCGTGCGTGACTTTTTCAAAGTGAATGAAAGCAAGTTGCGTTTGACATTGCCAACGGGTGGCATCATTGAATTTAAGTCCGCAGACAAACCCGACAACCTTTATGGTGACGATGTTTATGCAGCCGTGTTTGATGAGTTCACACGGGCGAGAGAGGATGCGTGGTATGCCCTGCGTTCTACCCTGACCAAAACCGAGGGCAAGGCAAAGCTAATCGGTAACGTAAAGGGCAAAAAGAACTGGGGTTACAGGTTGAGTGAACGGGCAAGGATGGGTGAGCCGAACTACGGATTTTTTAAGATTACCGCATACGATGCCGTCAATGCTGGTGTCCTGAAACTTGAAGAAGTGGAACAGGCCAAACGTGACTTGCCGCAGCACATATTTTCCGAGCTGTATCTTGCCGAACCTACCGAGGATGGCAGCAACCCATTTGGATTGAGCTACATTTCGCAGTGTATTGCACCGATTTCCACCGCACCTGTTGAGTGGTACGGCATTGACCTTGCAAAGTATTCGGACTACACGGTCATAATTGGTTTAGATGCTGAATACCGTGTCTGCTATTTTGAGCGCTTTCAAAAGGACTGGGCGCAGACAGAACAGCACATCATTCGGGTTGTAGGCCAAACCCCTGCGGCAATAGATAGCACGGGAGTGGGTGACCCGATTGTGGAGAAAATACAACGGCATTGCCCACGTTCTGTTGGGGTAAAGTTCACATCGGTATCAAAGCAACAGATGATGGAGCAGTTGACCGCTGATGTTCACGCTGGGCTGATTAAATTTCCCGAAGGAATAATCGCAGATGAGATGCGTAACTTTGAATTTGAACACACGGCAACCGGGTTGCGGTATTCTGCACCATCAGGGTTGCACGATGACGCAGTTTGTGCGTTGGCACTTGCCCGGTATTGCAGCCAAAAAAATAAGAAAGGGGTGTTTGTCATAATATGAAAATACTCTTTACCATAGCCATATACGAAATAATCAAAACAACAGCCATACATTTGTGGTATAAAATAGTAAAATGAAATTACCAAAGAATTGGAATGAAATAAGCATAGCGCAGTTTCAAGAATTGCAGCTGCTGACAGAGCCGAGTTTTGACAATCAACTCAAAACATTGTCCATTTTATCAGGAAAAAAACTGGACACAATCGAGGAGATGCGCATCGTGGACATCACGGCAGCATTAGCGAAACTTGCATTCATGGCAGAGTTACCTACCGCAAAAAACGTGGGTAGCTTCCGCATCGGCAACACCCTTTACAAATTCGCAGCCAATCAGCACCACTTACAAGCGCACCAATTTATTATGGTGCAGGACTTGTTTGCAGAAAAAGACAAGTGGGTGCAAAACTTGCACATGATTATGGCAGCCCTGTGCGTTCCTTACCGGATATTCCCACCCAAACGCAAGGAAGTAAAGACAGATGACTTTGAAAAGATTGCAGCGCAGTTTAGGGAACGGATGCCGATTTCATTTGCATACGCCTACACGCTTTTTTTTTCTCTATGCTTGCCGGAATTACTCGAAGCTACCCAAGTATATTTAGAGCAGGAAGTGGAGAAGTTGAAGAAGATAGCCGAAGAAAAGACCGCCCCGCCATCAGCTGGCTGAAAATGGTGGACAACATCGCAGGGGGTGACCGAACAAAGTGGGATTTCTTTTTGAATATGCCGCTTGTGGAGTTCTTAAACGCAGTCAGTTTCCAAACCGAAAAAGACAGGGCAAGGACAGAAAGATTAAACACGGCAGCGCAGTCGGCAAAGTCTGCCAAAGATAGCACCGTTTACAAGATTGCACTTTTGCAAGAAATGTTGTAAGTTTGAAATACCGTTGGTGTAAGCAGGAATGAATACTGCCTTTGAGTAGCATCTCACTTTTGTGAGGACATGGGTGCAAATCCCATACGGATGAAGCCCCGGCCATTGTGTCGGGGTTTCTACTTTTATAAGTGTGAACATTACCAAAGCGCAACTGGATGCAATCAACAAAGGGTTGCTGGACAAGTTCGGAATACCCGACAGCCCCATGCCTAATTCATTACTTGCTGACCTTGTTTTAGGTGTGGCTCAAAGATTGGTGGATGCGTTGCGTGAGGACATCACAGCCAAGAAATTAGTCGCTACCAAAAACCTGCGGTCAAGTGTCAACATCGGTGACTTTCAGGAAAATGCCAACGGAGTGACCGTGCCTATTGAAATGGCGAATTATTATTTGTGGGCTGACCAAGGTAGGCGCAAAGGCAAAAGACCACCGATTGCATCTATTGAGGAATGGATAAGCGCAAAGGGTATTCCTGTCCGTAAATCAAAAGAGCAAAGCACACAATCAGTTTTAGAAGCCCGTAAATCTATGGCCATTGCCATTGCCCGTAAAATAGCATCCAAAGGAACTATAAAAAGATTTGGTTACAAGGGTGCGAACTTTATTGACGATGTGTTGACCCCTGCCAATATCGATGCAATCGCACAGCACTTGGGAGATGCCTTGGGTAAACCCATAACCGCATACGTTACAAGTGAGATTGCCACTACATAGGTAGGAGCAAACCTACTTTTTTAGGTAGATGGCAATTACAATCAATACCGAGCCGAACGATGTCGCCCCGGTTTATTCGGATGTTTCATACGTGGTCACTTCGACCAACTACGCACAGGCAAATTTCAAGTTTATTGCGGTAATCAAAAACGCATCAGGCACGACCATTGCCAAACTGAAAGCACCGATATTCTACGGCACTACTGACAAAGGTGTGTTTAACATCAGCCGCATCCTGCAAAACTATGTTACATACGATTTTACCCAAAACCTGACAGCAATCAGCAAGTGCAATAATAGCTACCTTGCATACAGCGTGGAATTTGGCGAGGAGTATGGCGGCACTGAATATCTTGCACTTGCATCCGACACGGGTAAATATGTGTGGAATGGCCTGTTTAATCTGTACGGAAGCGAAACACCAGACACTTACAAGATAAATGTCACACCCAATTCAGCCAAATTTCTCACACGTGTGCGGCCAAGAATTGTGACCCGTGAGCAGTACGACTACCTTTATTTTTTGCTGCTCGGTTTTAACATCGAACCAAAGGTGATGGCATACAATGCCGCAGGTTCAGTCATTGCCACAAGTTATTTGAAACTGCCTTGGACTCCAAGCACAGCAGACACATCACAATTCATGGTTAGATTTGGTGCAGGTGTGGTTCAGTTAAACGCACTCACAGCAGGGGAGTTGACATCGGGAACACCCGGTAGTGTTGTGCCTGTTGGCACGGCATATTACACCATACAATTCACCCAGACGATTGGTGGCAATTTCAGCGAGGTGTACCGCTTTGATGTGGTGGAAGAATGCAGCAAATATGTGCCGCAATATCTTTACTTCCTGAACCCGTTGGGTGGCTTTGAAAGTGTGCGTTGCAGCATGGCATCACGTGACAAATACAGCGTGAGCAGAAAGCAGTTTAAACGCAATAACTACACCCTGACAGGAAACACATTTGCGTATGACAAAACAAAGCATGGGATGACTTCGTATGCTACTGAAAAGACAAAGCAAGTGGTGCTGAACACAAACTGGCTGAATGAAACCGAATTTGAATGGCTGCAAGATTTGATTGCTTCGCCTGTGGTTTTCTTGGGTGACATTCCTGTCAATATCACAGACACCAATTATGAGGTGTTTGATTATATTGATGGCCCGAACAACCTGCAAATTACCGTTGAATATACCGAGCCGGAAAGGTTGCAAAACGCATGAATAACGTAAGATTAGTTTGCGGTGGGTATAGCGTGGATTTGCCTACCGATTTTGGAATACAGATTAACAAATCCATTGCCGACATCCGTGAACCTGAAAGCAGGTCATCGGATTGGACAAAGACATTCACGTTACCCGGTACAAAGACAAATAACAAGCTGTTCACCCACTTGTTTGATTTGAACTTGAGCATCCGCAATACGACTGCGACCAATTTCAGTCCTGATTTCAATCCTAACCTGAAAGCCGATGCGCTGTTGACCGTGGATGAAGTAACGCAGATAGAAGGTTTTATCCGTTTGTTGTCGATTAAGGTTAACGACCTGAACCAAATTGAGTACGAATGCTCCATGCACGGGCAGTTAGCTGACCTTACTGCCAAGATTGCGGACAGCAAATTGAGTGATTTGGACTTTACCGAGTACAATCACATCATGAGTGACACTAACATTTTCAATTCGTGGGACACTTCGATAATAAAAAACAGCAGCGGCTATGTGAATTTTAGCGGTGGCGCACCTATTGGTGAGGGCTATGTGTACACTTGGTTAGACAATGGCAGATATCCTGATTATAGCACATTCCAAACCGATGACATGAGTGTGTGTCTATATGCCAAAAACATTGTAGACAAGATTTTCAGCGGTGCTGGGTACACATATACAAGCGGTTCGTTTTTCAACACAGCGCAGTTCAAAAGATTGGTTGTGCCATGCCCCACTCAATTCCCGGTATTACCCGAAGCCGAAATACAATCACGGCAATTCCTTGTTCAAAAATCATCAGGGCAGACCATAACCATTCCGCAAAAGATTACATTCCAAACGGAGATAAGTGACCCTTCAAACCAATTCAATACGACAACCAGTGAGTTCACGGTTGGCAAGACAGGGCAGTATGACTTGTTTATTTACAATAAATCTACACTTGCGGTAACATTCAGCAGTTTTTATCCTACTGGTACAAGCATATTTTTCAACTGCATATATTCTATTTATGCTAATGGTATTAGGATTGCGGTAAGAAATGGACAAAGCCAAACAGAAACAACAAAAACAGGAACATATAACATAACATTTGACGAAACAATTATGGTCGCAGAAGCGGCTAAATTAAATTCAGGTGATGTGGTTTCTATTTTGTTGGATAATATACAAGTAAGCGAACCGCCATTCCCTTCATCAAAACTAATAGCATCGGCAAATTCAGTAAGCAGTTATTCTTTTATACAAAATAGTGGCACTAAATTTTACAATCAAATTGTTGATGAAGTTGGATATGGCAACACATTAGATTTTAGCGGATTTTTCAGCGAAGAAACAAAACAAGCGGAATTTTTAAGATGGATTTTCAGGATGTTCAATCTCTATGTTGAGCCGACTGAAATAGACAAGAACCTTGTCATCCTGCCACGTGAGGAATTTTACACCAACACGGTAAGAGATTGGACAAAGAAAAGGGATTTGTCACAACCACTTGACATCATTCCAATGGGTGAACTTGAAGCAGGTAAATATATCTTTACCCATCAAGAGGGTGATGACGAAGGAAACAAAGAATACAAATCCGATTACAATCGAATATACGGTGACAGACAGATATTTATTGAAAATGATTTTGTCAAAGATGAAAAGAAAATTGAAACAGGATTTGGTGCTTCTATTTTAAACTCATTTCCAAAGGATGACAAAACACTAACCTATATTGACAATGGCGACAACCTAAATTTCAATACTGGTAAAATCAGGATATTGCAATATGCTGCTTTGTCTTGCAATCCTTATTTAGTTTATAATGGCAAAGTAAGAGTGCTTGGTGGTACATCTACCAACAAAACAAAATATCCATACACAGGGCATTTGGACAATCCCAAAACACCTACATCGGATATTAACTATGGGATGCCGAGATTTATAGGTATTCCAGCAGGTACAGAAATGACCAACAATAATTTGTTCAATGCTTACTGGTCAAAGTATATGTCCGAAATTATAGACAAGGACAGCAAGATAGTAAGAGGCCATTTCTACCTTACCCCTGCCGACATGGAAAAGCTGTCATTCCGTGACCTGTATTTCTTTGATGGTAATTACTTCCGCCTGAATAAGATTGAGGATTACGACCCGATTAACCCATCTGTCAACATCTGTGAGTTTTTGTTCCTTAAAGCAGGGCCGACATTCACGGCAACGACAGGAAGCGTGGGCGGTGGTGGAAGCCAAGGCGATGACAATGTAAAAGATGAAAAAGACCCAAGAGGCGGAAATACAACCAGCAAAGTAATAAGTCAGCGTGGCTTTAATTTAGGGGAATATAATGATGCTGGTGATGGCATAATGGTAGGCAATATCCTTTCAAACTTTGGAAATAGAAACGCTGCCTTTGCAACCAGCGGAGTGACTTTCATTTGCGATGATAGCATTGTAATTGGACAAGCACCACCATCAGGTTACGCAGGATGCAACGAAGTGTGGATGCAAGGGCAGTTAATACAACCTAATAGTTTTGGAACAAACCGATTTGTATTTCCGACAGCCAACTACACGGCTGAAATGGACAAGGACATCATTATCTTTTCAGCAGGGGGAAATCACACCATTACATTGCCCCCGGTTGGCACATCAACATCCAAAGCGTTTTGGATAGTCAAAGCAAATTCGGGTGGGACTTTACGCATAGAAGCACAAGTCGGTGAATACATAGATGGCAGTGACCATTACAACATAAACAATCAGTGGGGAACAGCATATTTAGTATGCAACGGAACACGGTGGTACGCATTAACAAACAAATAAAATGGCAACAACAACAGTAGCAATAAATTTAGAAGCCAAAACCAAAGGCACTGATAGCGTTAAGTCGCTGAAAGCACAAATCAGGGAAGCGACACAAGAGGCAACCGCACTCGCACAAAAGTTTGGGGAATTTTCACCCGAAGCAACCAGAGCAGCGCAGCGAGTTGCTGAACTGAAAGATGAAATGGATGACTTTCAACAGAAAGTTCAGGCATTAAACCCCGACAAGTTTAACCGAATAAACACCATAGCCAAAGGTGTGGCAAATGGTTTTCAGGCGGCACAGGGTGCAATGGCCTTGTTTGGTGCTGAAAGCGAAGATGTGCAAAAGGCCTTGTTGAAAGTTCAGGGTGCAATGGCACTCGCACAGGGATTGGAAGGACTGGGTGAAGCAACTAAACAATTAAAGGCACTTGGATTGCGTGGATTAGAAGCATTCAAATCTTTAACAGTATCAAGCCGTGTATTTGTTGCAAGTGGAATTGGTTTGATTATTACTGCTCTTGCTGTTGTTATTGGTTATTGGGATGATATTAAAGCAGCTATTGGTATTACACAAAAATCAACAGAGGATTTGGAAGCAGCACAAAAAAAATACAATGAAACTGTTGAGCAAAATGCTTTCTTAACACAAACACATATAAAAGAAGTTGAAAGACAGGAACAAGTTGCACTTGCAAACGCAAAAGCTCGTGGTGCTGGTATAATTGAAACAAACAATATAATTGAAAAAGCACTTGAAAAAAGAATAAAATATCTAAAAGAAGAAGCAGATGCAGCAGGTGCTGGATTTAGGGAAAGAGTAAAAGGATTAAAAGAAAGTGATGAAGCATATAAAGAAGCACTTGCAGAATATCAAAAAACAATCCGTGCAAATGGAGAGCAGATTGAAGATGCTGAAAACAAGATATTTATAAACAGAATAAATGCAAATAATGAATTTGAAAAACAACAAGCTGAATCAGCAAAAAGAGAAGCAGAAAGACAAAGACAATTAAGAGAAAAAGCGGCAGCAGATGCACTCCAAAGACGTGCTACATTATTGGCACTTGAACAAGATACACTTGCCCAGCAGATTGCCGCAGCCGATGCCGCATTTGCAACACGAATAAAGGGATACCGAGAACAGAATTATACCGAATTTGAAATCAACAAACTGCGTGATGCAGAACTGGAAAAGATAAGGACTGAATTTTATGCGAAACAAAAGGCAGACCAAGAAAAGGCAGCGGCAGACCGCAAGGCAATAGCAGATAAAGAAATTGCAGATACGGTAAAATCAACAGATGATTTTTTTAAAGGTGAGCAAGTTAAAAATATAGACAATAACGAAGTACTCGCACAGCTTGAAGTTGAAAGATTGGAAACACAGTTGCAGAATGCCAAAGATTACGGTCAAAGCACCGTTGATTTAGAATTGCAACTTGCCCAAAAGCGAAAGGAGATAAAAGACAAGGAAGTTGAAGACACCAAAAAGGCAGAGGAAGCAAAGCGACAGATGCAAATGGACACACTTACATCTGTCAGCAGCATTCTTGGTTCACTTGGTGACCTTGCAGGTGAAAATGAAAAAGCACAAAAGGCATTTGGTTTGGCACAGATTGCAACAGATACAGCCATTGCGTTGTCAAATGCACAGGCATCAGCAATGTCACCCGTTTCACCTGATAACGCAGCCACAGGTGGTTTGGCAGGTATCGCAAAATATGCAACCTATGTGGCAATCATTTTGGCAAATGCCGCACGTGCAAGAGCAATCCTCAAAGGCGGTGGCGGTGGTGCATCAGGTGGAGCAGCCGCAGTAGGTTCAGCCCCAGCCCCAGCCGTTCCACTCACAGGCGGTGCTTTACCCGAAGAAGCGCAATTCGGTGGCATGGGCAGAGTTTATGTTCTTGAAGGTGACATCACCAAAACGCAGACCCGTGTCCGCAGGTTAAGAAATACAAGTGTCGTTTAAACCTACTTTTATAATTATGGAATTACCAGTGTACAAAATTGTGGTCAATGATGACGATGAAACAGGCGTTGACTTTGTTTCTCTCGTTGACCGCCCAGCCATACAAAAAGACTTCATGCTGTTCAATGAGCAATTTGTTGAACCCAGTGCAAGTGAAACCGAAGACGAATTTATCAGCCGTTGCATCCCGGTAATGATTGGCGAAGGCATGGAGCAAGACCAAGCCGCAGCCGTGTGTTATTCCAAATGGAGCAGCAAAGATAAATTTGCAGAAGGTATGCCACATTATACCAAAGATGGTAAATTGTATGAAGGGCCAACGCATAAAGAT